TCATTAAATTTAACACCATTAGCTTCAGTTGAACTAATTGTTGCATTAACTTCAATAATTTTTGAATTTGGTTCGATAATATTATTAGCATCATCTTTAATATCTAATACTTTAATACCATTACCAGATCCAACTACATCTTCTGAGTGCATTGGTTCAAATAAAGTATCTGTTGATACATCTGGAGTTTTTTCATTACCATCTGTATCTTCACCACCAGAACCAAATCTAATTGTAGATATTCTATATGCATTCGCATTAGTAACATCACCATGAACAGCACCAAATGCTAATGTTCTAACAAAGTTGTCTAACTTAATTTTATTTTTCTTTTCAACTACCAAATCCAGTCCATCAAATACTTTTAAAGTACCAATTACACTTGGTGTTGACATTTCTTTCATACTCATATCAGTTCCCCTTTAAACATTATTATTGTTTTATTTTATTTATTAAAGAAAACACTTTTTTTATTTTAAAAACTTTTTTATCTTTAACTTTCTTATTCCAGATATTCATCAGGTATTTCAGTATATGAACCCTGAATTTTATCAAATATTGAAGCACTCACAAAATCACCAAAAAATAAACTAACATTTGATGTCGATTTATCTTTAATTACTGTCATTGACTTAGCTAGAGAGCCATCCGATTGTTCTTTATATAACTCTATTTTAGTATTATAATCAGTAACTAAACTAAGTTCGTCATCAAATTTAAATAAAGATGTTGATAATAAATCGGAATTTATTTGTATATCTAACTCTTCATATATTCTATATTTAAAAATCTGCTCTAGTAGTTGATGAGTTTCCAAATTATAAATATCAATTTGTTCTGTTGAAATATCTTTATCTGATATATATTTATGTGTTTTAATAGTATCTTCAAATTCATAAGAAACTCCCATTTGCTCCTTTCTTATTTGAGCATCTAATAATTCATCATTATAACTAACATATGCTGTTTGTAATCTATTTTCTACCCACACACCAACATTTTCTTTAAATGAACTTTGATATCCCCAAGTATCAAATCCACCTTTATCATCCATTCCTACTACTAATGTGTCTTTAAATAAACAATCAAATCCATATAATAAGTTATCGCTTACACCAGTTGTAATCTGTGAGATATCATCACCCTGTTGTCCATGTTCCATTTCATCATAAGGAATCTCATCATGTGGAATTAAACCATTCCAATTTTCATAAGGTAATTCATATCCATAATTATCCCATTCTTTAGCATCCCAAATATAATCATAATATCCAACACCATACATAAGGTTATCTGAACTATTTACAATTATGCCAGTATCTTTTTTATTCATACTAAAGCTTGAAATGTCACCATCTCTACTAATAATTTTATCGACAGATACTATATCAAGTGTATCTTTAAATGTAATATTATCCGCTACAATTCTAACATTATCAAAAAGTTGTGTTGTGATGGAATTATCAATTGATATATCATCATAATATTCCATACCTACACCATTCTGATTATGTATTATTGTATCTACACCATATCTATTAACAACCCATTGTCTGTCAATTATTAAATGATCATCTCTTATTAACGAAATATCCAATGCATCTCTAAATATCATACCATATTTTAGTCTTTCATATGTAGAAATACCAAGACTATCTTTAATTGGTGGTACTGCAGTGTATACAAAAAAACTATCTTCAAGAGTTATATTAATATTTGGTCCTTTATCAGATTTCTCATATGCACTCATTCTATTAAGTATAAATCCTCTTACTTTTTCATTAAATATTTTACCATAACCATATTCCAAAGTATCCACCATCGAAACATTAGCAATATCATTAGGATTAAATCCTCTTGCATTTTCATCATTGTCTATCATAGTAATTCTATCACTAAGTTGAATATCCATCTTATCATTAAAATAAATGGTTTTATAATCATTAACAATTAATGTTTCTTTTATATTAATATTTAGTGTTTCTGGTTCTTCAAAAATGCTACCATTATCAATACAAATTAATGTATCTGAAAATATTACTGGTTGTTGTTCTTGAAAGATATATGAAGTAAGCAACCAATCAGTTATTTTAGTGTTAATAATAAGGTCCTTCGCAGTCATGTTATCATACCCATAATCAACATTATCAATTGTTCTAACTATTGAGCTATTTTCTCTCAATTTATATCCATACCAAACTGAATCTTGTACAACAATATTTACTGGTTTATCTTTAAAATTCTTACTGATATTAGTTAAATCTGTTGAAATGATGTTTACATTATCTTTAAACCCTACACTAATAACTTTAAGATCATCTGTCATTGAGACACTAAGTTTATTATCAATAAATTTATTATTTTCATCTATTTGTATTCTATCAGACATTTGTATTAACGCACCGGAATTATATAACCATGTACTCGCATCAATTTTCATTCTATCTCTCAACTGTGTACTCAAATCAAATTCATCACTTTCCCCAGTATACATATGTGGTTGTTCATCATGTCCAAATTCATCAAATTCAGGCCATATCCAAGGTTGTTTAACAATATCAATATAAGTATTCAATGAATCACTTATAACAACATTTATATATTCCCCAAAATAATCAGAAACATCTTGCATAACAGTATCATAAACATTTACATAACCTTCATCTACAAATATATCTTTTGATATAGAAATTAATGAATCTGTTAATCTTGAATCAATACTTCTTTCAAGTGATTCATCTGTATAACCCATTTGCCCATATTCATCGTGCGGTTGTAAAACTCTTTCTTCTAAAAATTCATATTCATATGAAATATCTGTTTCTATGGAATCACTAGTAATAGTTGTAATCAACGAGTCTTTATAAATTCTATTTGCCCATATTTCTTTTAATGAATCACTTGTACTTATTGACATACCAGATATATCAAATGAATGTCTGTTACCATAGTGTAGCTTTTCAAATACTGTTGTTTCCAATGTTTCTTTATTTCTATTTTCAATATTTAACTTATTAATTTCTGTTAATAATACATTTGATGTTTCACTAAATTTATAATATGTTAAAAGATTCTCACTAAATCTAACTTCTAAATCTCTATCTTGGTATCTAAAATCAACAAAGTTTTCTTCTTCAATTTTAATTGATTTTAAATAATCTTTATCTATTCTAGTCATTGATTTTTCAAGTGGATATTTCATTTTTATATCAGTTATAATATTATCACCTACTCTCAATGTAAATAATTCATCTCTTTGAATATTAGCTGCTCTTACTCCAAATATTTTGATAATAGTTTCATCATCCAAGACACTAGCATAATTATCTAGAGCCACAATATGTTCTCTAAAGTCGTAATGAATGTGTCTATTGATTAATGAATCTTCAAAAGATGCAGCAAAATAATCACCTGTGATCTTATCATTTTCTATTTGACTATAAATTTCTCTCCTAATATCCTCATTAATAATATCAATAGTATAGAAATCTAAAGTATTTACACCAATATAATCTTTTCCAAAGGTTCTAATGTCAGTTGTAAACTTATCTCTAACTCTTGCAGAATTTAAATCAGAGCCCGGTTGGTTCGCTCTATAGAATTTTTGGTCTATAAGATCTTGATATGGATCAATTGGAAGCATTCTCATAAATCCAAAATCAATTCTAATTATACCCAAGGCATCAACCATTGATAAATCAATCATATTTGCAATTCTATCTAAATCTGCTGAATCATGATAAAATTCATCATACCCAAATTCATCTTGTCCAGGAATAAATGTACCATTTTCAGTTATTAAACTTGGTTTTTCTCTACCAGCCCAAATTTTAATTGTTGTATGTAATGTATCAACAGGTTCAATTGTTACATTATGATTAATATCCATAAAAACAGTTTGTGATAACTTTTTATCAATAATAGAGATATCCGACATATCTGTTGCGGTAATTTCAAACCCTTGATGAAGTAATTCATCATAAACCATAACAGACATATCTTGTCCCAAAGTATCAGGTCCTCTTTGATGATAATATTCATCAATACCAAATTCATCATGCCCAGGTATATTCAACATATCATAAACTACTATAATATCAGTCCAGATACTATCTAAAACACCAACATTTAATGTTTCATAGAAATTTTGAACAATATTTTGATACATTGCTTCTTTCATACCAATCAATGTAGTTTGATCTTCTGGACCAGCATATTCATCCAATCCATATGCATCCATTGGAAGTTTTTCCATATCATAAAATCTAATATTAAATGTAGTATCAATAGCGATTAAATAATCTTCAACAATATTTATTTCAGGATTTTCACTAACCCCTTGAGAAATATCAACAGTTGGAATATAATCAATAAAGTGAGAGTCAATCCTTTCATCTTGTTCAAAAATATTTTGTTTAATATGAAAATAGTCGTCAATATATACATCAGCAATTTGTTCATAATCATTTTCAGACATTTCACTAAAAATTAGATTTGCAAATGATGGTGGTGTATATATATCAATTGATCTTGGTGCCCAATCTTTTATGTTTTCAATATAATAATCATCATCCATACCATAACCCAATGCGTCCATAGGCACAAGAGAGTTTCCGCCAGGTTTAAATCTCCTACTAAAATCCTGTGGAAATTCTCCACCATCAGGATTATATAATCTAAAACCTTCTGATGGAAAAATTATACTAGGATTACCTTCAATTATTGATCTATCAATTGTTTGGATTCTAACTTTTTCAGCAAAGTCCATAAAGATATCAATTAAGGCTGTATCATCAATATCGACTGATGCTTCTTTAGATATTGCTTCAGATGATGAACTCTCCATAATTTTAATAGTAAAAATAATCTTGTCAAGAACAGAGTGAAATGGTAAAAATTCATCAAATAATTCTGAAATCATTTTTTCATAATGATCGTATGTTTCATCACCCTTACTATTTTTAATATTTATAGCAAGTGATAAATCCAACATTGAAGATGCAATAACATCTTCTGTAAATAATGCTAAAATTTTAGTAAGTAAATCATATCTTTTAATGTCAAATAAAAAATCAAAATAGTGTTCTACAGGTTTTTTAATTTTATCTAAATATGCCAATTCATTTGTATCCGATATTTCTAAATTTATAAATGAATTTGTAACCAAATTATTGTCTATAATTGTATTATAAATTTCAGTTACATTATTCCCTAAATCTGTTAATAGTGTACTCTCTTTAATTCTATTATAGGATACAATCATATTAGGATGTTCTACACTAGTAAGTTCAGTAGAAATAACATTTCTTAAATTTTCTACAGTTTCAACATTATTAGATAATATATAATTTGGTAAAAATCTTTCAACAATCCATCTAACTATAACTAAATTTATTCCCAAAAAATCATAACCATTATCAATAGATAAATCATTCATCACTCTTAATGTTTCATCAAGATAATCAACAGGTTTATTCAATTTACATTTTATATCTTCAACATATTCATTATATGCATCATTATAAGTTACTTGTGAATTAGTTGCTATTGACAAATCTAGAAATCTATAATCTCTTCTTGTGAATACTCCATCATCTACTAATGGTCTTATTAATAGCAATGGTTTTTTCCAATCAATAGGCATAGTTATGAAATCGGATATATCAACAATATCATATTTGAATGGTTTTTCAAAATGTACTTTATTATTTTCTTTAATATCAATCCAATCAGAATAATTAGCTATTGGTTTGTATGTTTCAATAGTAGTTTTATTAATTTTTTCTAATTCAGTAATAAAAATATAAAATAATTTTTCTTTTTCAAAACTACTGTTGAAAGACATAGTAGATATTTGTTTTATAATTTTTTCTTCTGCGTTACTTTTTATAAAATCAATTATTTTCTTTCTATTATTATCCATCCAAACATTATAAACCAAATAGTAATTAAAATCCTCTAATAAAAAATCGTCTTCTAAATATCTCAATATATATTGAACTAATATGTTATGGATATTATTTGTATCTAATGAAAATTTTTCATATTCATTACTTTTAAATATATCCATAAGATCATCATATTTACCATTAATCAATTTGGTTTCCATTAAATCAGCAACTAATTCTTTAAGTGGTTCTACAGCATATATACTATATGGTAAAACAGATGATACTCTTGCCCACTCTGATATAAATCTATTTCTTTGTACTAAATAAACAGGCGATACTTTAATATCTTGTGAAATAGATTTTAGATTAGATTTTAAATAAGTTTCCAACCCTTTTAATGATGCAGTTGATGTTTTAAACATTAAATATGGTTCCTGTTCCATATTATGTTTCGCTGAATCTTCAGCATTTAAATCCAGTTGTTCACCAAGTAAATTGTGACTCTGCGTATCATTAACATAATCCTCACTTCTACCTATTTTGTAAATATCATCTGGAATTGTCATAGAACTAAATATATTTTCTCTACCAAAAAAAGTTTTATTAGAGTTTTCTGGTAAAGCATTTCCTGCATAAAATATAGAAAATGTAGTCATACCTGCTTGATTATGGAAATTTTTCTTCTTGTGAATTTCTTCTAATTCTAATGTGTGAATATCATTTTCATCATATCTTAATATCAATTTAACATTTTCTCTATCAAAAATTATTGAATTATTATGTGATTGATCCATTTCAATAATTTGTCTTGTTAAGTCAATATCAACAATATCTCCATATTTATTTTTATACCTTGGAATACCAAATTTATTTTCAACATATAAAACCGGTTTATTTGATAGCATTGCTTGGTCATTTGTTGCAACATACATATTAGTTATCTTATATTGTTTATTATCCAAAACAACACAGTGACTCATCTCAAACATATCAAAGAATATTATTTTTTCTTTGTTAGTCATATTAATATCTTCTGGTGATACAGCTTCAATATGATCCATATTATGAGTAATAGGATTTTTTAAATAAATTTTTTCATTAGCAAAAACAAAACCTTCATCACATATGTCCATTTTGTGGTATTTTACTCTTCCAGTTCTTTTATCAAAATCAAGGTTTTCTATATTTAGACCCCTTTTTAAATCTTCATGTAATGGAACTATCAATTGATTACCAAGATTCATAAAAATCAAAGCATCTCTATTTTTATCATACTGAAATTTCTCTAAATACTTTAGATTTTCATAAAATGGAATTTTTTTAACCATTTCATCAATCAATATAGCTCTAGTATGAGGTCTTTCCTTGTACTGAGAATATGTAATTTTAGAAATATATTGGGTATTTGTTTCATTATATGGATTCATAAGAACCATTTGATTTGTTTCATCAAACAATTTTTTATAAGGTTTACCATTACTCATTAAAACATTTTTATACATATTAGTATTAAAATCAGTAATTCCAATTTCCTCATAATATTTTAATTCAAAAGTTTCTTGCATAACATCATCAATTAAAACAAATGGTATAATTGTATTATACCTGAAATTAACTTCATATTTTGCATATTTGAAGAAATCTACATAAAGTTTTGGTTCATAAACATAATCATATGCATAGCATGATATAATTATTTCATTTTCATTTATCAACTCATTATGACTTTCTTCATCAATTCCTTTAAATTCAAAAACTCTAATATATCTATCTTCTTTTTCATCAATATCAATTTTTATTTTAAAAGGTATTTTCATTTCCTCATAAAAACCAGAATCATTTTTTTTATATAATACAAAATTATCTAAAAAACTTGTTGTTTCGATAATTGGTGAATTAACATTAGTAATATTTTCCAAAATAGAATCTACTGCAGTAAAATTCAAATTTATTGTGTCAATATCATAATTTAAATACATTCCATCTAGATCTTTTTCTAAATAATCATGTACTGTTATTTTATAATATTTTGTTTCATCATCCATATAATTAAAAATAGTGTATCCATAATTAATAGTACCTTGATTTGAAATTATTGATTTATCTATTATTGAATCATTAATAGTTACTTTCAATGTTGATTCATCAATTCTAAATGTTTTATTAAAATATAAGTATATTTCTAATTGATTTGATTCTTCATTCAAGAAATAAGTAAGGTTATCACTTTCTAAATCAATGTTTATAGAATCAAATTTAGTATTTTTTAATTTTTTATAATTACTTTTCTGTAAACTATACCCTACATCCCCATTATCAACAAGAAGAGATAAATATTTATCATATTTCTTTTTTATAGTTGATAACTCCATAGAAAATTCAACCATCAATTCAAATATATTTTTTGGAGTATATACATGACTTTCAATAATATTTTTTCCTGAAAAAATATGTTTAGTAACAGTTTCATTATAACTAACAAATGTTGTTAAATACTCAAATATAGCACTATTTTCAAATATAATATCATTATCAAATGTTTTTATATGTAAATGATTACCTAATGAATTTGCAATATTATCTAAAATCTGATTTGATGAATAGGATGCAAATTGTGACATTTCTGTAATTATTATATCAAATTCCTGATATAAATTGAAATATTCATCATACAATGACTTAAAATGTTCATATGTTTGTTTATATACTTTTTTCTTTTTCACATCAACTGATACAGTATATTTTTCAAGGTTACTTTCATAAAGTTTTTTATTTTTATCAGATTCATTTTTTATAAAATAAAATTTTTCTATTATTGTCTGTAAGAATTCATAACCTTTAGTATTAAAGTAAAAAAACATATAATCTTTTAAATCATCTAATTCTTGTACCAATTCAGTTTTATTATATCTTTCTAATTTTATTTTTTCCTGACCATTATCCATATATGCGTGAAACTCTCTTGAGTTTATATTAAAAGGGAAAATATATTTGCTATCAAATTGTCCAGGGATCTTTATATCTTTTTCAAATAATTCATTTACAGTATAAGATTTTCTTATATCTTTTTGAATATCTCTTACTTTTTCAAATAGCAAAGGATTCAGTATATTATAAATGAATTTTGTATCTTCTTTTTCAAGAATTTCTCTTGGTAAAGATTTTAATAAATTAGGCATTAAGTTTCTTCTCCATTATTAAGAAATTATTTCTATTCTTCTAACCGGTACTTGGTTTCCATTAACTAATTGTAATTTTTCTACTATTTGGGTAAAAATTATTTTATCAGATAAAATATGTGCTGTTGTTGATGGTGTTATATTTTCTCCATTATCATCTTTTATCATTTCTATATGTTGAACTTCTGGAATTTTATTATGTATCCATTCTATAAGTTTAGATAAGTGAAAATGTTTACCTAAAGGTATATTACCTATATCAAAAAAGGTATCTAAAACATTGTAAACTTTTGATTTAAGTAGTTCATCAGTAATACCAGATGATGCTGTTTTATAAATTTTTAAAGCTATTTCTATTTCATATATACTTGAATTGTAAACTTGAACTATATCAGAAATCATTTTTCTGCTTTCAATATCTCTAACTAATTTATTTATCTCACTACTCTTTAATGGACTGTATGTCTCAATATCTTTCTTTAAATCCTTTTTTATACCAGTAACATATATTTCAATAATATTTGATTTGCTTGGATTAATGTAAATATCATCAGATTTATAATGTGTCCAAATATATGATAAATCTTTTTCTGGTAAATTTATCTCAATCGTTTCAAATAATAATATCATAGTATATCCATTATTGGATGGTGTCAATTTCACATTAGTTACATTTATCCCATCCAATAGAGTATCAATATTTTTAATGATATTTTTAAAATTATCTTCTATTCCTTTCTGAATTTTTTCATCATCCAATGTATTTGTGGTTATTATATCAAAATATATGGCTATATTAGTAATATTTTTAAATTCAATTTTTTCAATAGCATATTCTAAAGGTAAAATATTATTCATATTATTTGAATTAATTTTAGTATTTAAAATAATACTAGGTAATTTTTTATTAATTAATTTAATGATTGTACCTTTACTTTTATTAGATATAAAGTCTTCTGGATATTTATACCAATCGTTTGCTGATACATTATCAGGATCAAATATTTCAATAAAATATTCCTCTGATGTTTCAACAAATTTTATTGTATCAAACATTCCCGTTACAGATGACTCTGTAAAATATGCAGTTGGTGTTTTAATATATGTATCAGTTATTTCATTAGTTCTTGAATCAATACTTCTATAGGATTCAACATTATTTCTTTTTTGATCAAAAAATATTTCAATAAATTCATTACTCATTCTTGAACTATTTTTTCCAATATAACTTCTCAAAACAACAGTTGAATATTTAACTCTAGGATGCAACATTCCAGCAGTTTCATAATCGGCAGCAGTAACAAATCTGTCTTGTATACTCCTAAGTTTTCTGGCCATATACTTTATTTGTTCATCAGATTCAGCAGGAGTGCCACCAGAAGCATTAAAATTATCACTTAATTCTAAATCTAATGTTATATTTTGTGTATTACCAACATGTCTGTCATAATAGTGTATTGGTAAATTTATATACTTCAAATCAGCATTTACAATATTCATAACTTCATCGGTATTATGCAAATTTTTTCTATAATAAAATAGTGTTTTTGGCGCTTGTAATAAAATTTCTGAATTTTTTCCATCACCAAAAATTAACTCTATATGTCCATGTTCAGTATTATTAACCTCATATGCATACTTATATTGATGATTATTAAGATTTTCTACTTCATAATATGTTCTTAATACATTTCCTTGTGCATCAAATTGTTTAACAATAGTAGGATTATTAAATATATTTTGTTCATATATAGTTGTTCTAAAATTTTTAATAGCTTTAGGTATTTCGATAGGTCTAGTAAATGTACCACCTTGAATACTAGGTATGTACATATACACATTTTTATCCAAGATATTATTACCTTTATCATACTTTAAAACGAATTCAAAACCCAATTCAACTGTGGAGTTATATAAAGCATTTTTATTATAATTCAATGCGTCATCAATATTATCGCTGTTAAAATATAAAATAGGATCAAAATCTAATGTTTGTATTTCAAATGTTTTTGTTGCACCAGCATATTCTACATAGATATTACAATTTGGATCAAATCTCATTTGAAATTTATCAATAAACATTGATCTTTCATAATATTCAAAACTATCTTCAATAACTCTTTTTACTTTTATATTTTCATTAATAGAAAAGTCCTCTAATTTTTCAAATATATTTCCTAAAGTATTCATAAACTCTTCTGTGGTTACTGTTTTTAATAAATAATCAATTTTATATGGATAATATTTATTTGTTGCTGGAGCTGGAGTAAACTCAATATTTTGTTCCTTTGATAAAATATCATTTAAACTATTTTGTAATTTACTTTTTAATAATAATCCAGATCCACCATGTTCATCAGATAAATCAATTTTACTGATTGAAAGAGCAGGTTCAATTCTATCATACTTATATCCAAGCATATCGGCTATTTTAATAATACTTTTTCTTTCTTTGGCAGAAGAAAGATAAACTTCATTCATATTAGTATCCATTCTATATGCCATCATCTCACCATAGAATGCAAATAATTCAATCAACATCATAACATAATCAGATCTAAAATAATCATTATAATTTGGATATGTTTGTTCAATATAATCTTGTAATGTTTGTCTAATTGAATGAAAATCATATTGTTCAAAATTATAATTTTCTATTAGATTAGTAAATTCAGAAGAAAGTTTTTTTACTTCCCTTTCAAAAGTCTTGACTGCCATAGTGACCTCTTTTATTTTATTATTTCCTTTATTTATTCCAAAAGTACTAATATTTTATGATAAAACTTTTATTTATAGTTATTCATTTGAATTTATAATAAATAATAATAATATACATTATAGGTAGGTAAATTATGTCAAGAGCAGGATGGAAACAAGGTAAATTTGAAGCAAAAAATATGGATAAATATAAGGGAACTCTTCCAATAGTTTACAGAAGTAGTTGGGAAAGAAGAGTTTTTTTCTTTCTGGACAATCATCCATCTGTAATTGAATGGGGAAGTGAAAGTATTATAATACCATATCTATATCAGGTCGATAATAAAATGCATAGATACTACATGGATATAAATTTTATTATAAATGATAAAGATGGAAATCAAAAGAGATATATTGTTGAAATAAAACCATATGATCAAACAATACCACCCATTGCACCAAAGAAAAAAACTCCAAAAGCAATGCAAAGATATAATCAAGCAGTTTTAGCATATCAGAAAAATCAGGATAAGTGGATTGCCGCTGAAGCATGGGCAAAAAAGAATGGTTACATATTTAGTATTTGGACTGAAAAAACCCTAGGTATTTAACCTTATTATTAAGGTATTAAAACCCGATTCTGCGAACATAAAAAAACCCAATGAAAGTATATACTCTCATTGGGTAATTTAAAGTTAATATTAACTTAGGAATTAACCTAAATTAACACTTACTTTACCATAATATGCATCAGCACCCATCATGTTATCAGCGATACCATATCTAGTACTTAACATAACTCTTGGCATAAATGAATTACCATCTAAGATAGTTGGAGAAACTTCTAATGGAACATATGGCATATAAACAATACCTGTGTCAGTTTCTGTATTACCTTTGTAACCCATCAAGATATCATCAGAAGTTCTAATAATGTCTGTAAATACTTTAAATCTACCTTCAATAGTACCAGCTAAACCAATATTAGTTGGATCAACATATGAACTAGTTGCTGGAGCAAAGTTGAATGATTTTAAAGTTTGAAGAATTGTTAAAACATTAGGATTAACGATCATCCAGTTAGCAGCACCTCTTCTAGTTCTTACAGCAATTTGATTAGAAACTTCAAGAACTTTACTATACAATGCTTGATATTTTTCAGCCATTGAGTTTGTTCCAGAAACATTAGCGTAATCATAGTTAGCTGTATAACCAACTTTATTTTCGATTGCAGTTAATAATTCTCTATCAATATCATTAGCAATAGTTTGAGCTAAAGCAGTAATCATTTCTTTTTCAATGTTGATACCTAATGAAGCTTGTGCATCTTGTGCAGCTTCCAAAGACCATTGAGCAGCTAATTTTCTAGTTTTAGCAGTTACAGTAGTTTGAGTGAATTTTAATGTAGTTTCTTTAAACTCATTGTAAGTTGGGTTAGCAACTGTATTTAAAGTCATTTTTTCACCATCTTCTGTACTTAGTTTCTTAGCATATTGATTAACACCAGCAACATAAGAAACTTCAGCACCAGCTGGGTAAGTTACACTTGTACCTGAAACAGATGCAACTGGAGCGTCTGGATCATTTGAAACTAATGCATTATATCTAGCAGCTTCTGCATCAGCAGTGTTTGCATCACCTAAATCAATTACTGAATCAGATGCATAAACATATTTAAGAGACATACAGATACCTGTTCTCTCTTTAAGTGGTTGAACACCAACTAATTGATCTGCAACAACATTAGTCATTACTCTTCTTGCCAAAGGCATAATTAATTTTGGAACCGATTTGATTGCTCCACTAAAAGTAGCTTCATTTAAAGTTTCAGCATAATGAGCTTCATTTTCTAAGATTACTCTCATTGAATCTTTTTTATGTTCATCTACACCTTCTAATAATGATTCTACTAGCATTTTTGGTTGTACGTTTGCCATTTTATTATCTCCTTAAAAAGAACTTCTGTTTTTATTATTTCATTTTTATTTATACTGATATTTTAAAAAATATCAATTTTTAAAAGAAAATAACCTTATTTTACTAAGATTATTATCTAATACCTGCTAAATCCATCAAATTTGATAATTCATTTGATGATTTTGTTTCCATATCACCTGAACTGATAACTGTTTGAGTAGATTCAGTAATTACTTCATTTGTATTTTCTTCTACTTTAGTTTCAATTTCTTTCTTTGAAAATCCAGCATTAAAAGTATCAACAACAGATTCCATTAAATTATCAATTTGAGTCTCTAATTTATCAGATTCAATATTTTTAGCTAATTTTTCCAATGCTTCTTTTTTATCAGTTGATAAAACAGATGCTTTTGATTCAACAATAACTTTTTTCTTTAAATCTTCTACTTCAAGTTGAGATTCTTCTAATCTGTTATGTTCTTTTTTCAACATATCTTTATATTGTTCAACTTTTGCTTCAGCATCTTTTTTCATTTCTAAGATTTCTTCAGCCACTTCTGAATCAATATCCCAATATTGTTTTACTAAACCTTTAATAGATTCCAATAATTCTCTACCTTGAGATTCTTTCATCATATCAGTATAATCGGATTTGATTTCAGACAATTCTTGTTCTAAAAAGATTTCTGTTGATGTAACTAAATTAGACTTAATTTCTTCAACTCTTTCATCTGCTTCAGCTAACATTCTTTCTTCAGTTTCACTAATTGCCTCAGCAATTAAATCCTCTGATTTAGATTCAGTTAATTCAGCAGTAGTAGTTTCTAAATCATCTTCAAGATCAGAAATTCTTTCTTCTAATTCTGCAACTGTATTAGTTGATTCTTCTAAAGCTTCTTCTAAAGCTTCAATAATATTAGAGTTAGATTCTGTTACTAATTCAAATGTATCATTGAATTTTTCTTTTGCTAAATCAAATGCTGCTTCATATTTTACTTCTAACTCTTCAGTTAGTGTTGCTTCTGCATCTTCCATATCACTTTCTGTTACATTTACAAATGGTCTAGTTTCTAAATCTTCAATTTTTGCTTCCAAATCTTCAATTTCTGTTTTAGCATCTTCTGCCAAAACTTTTGCTTCTTCTAATTTTGTTTTGTAAGATTCTTCTAATGTTTTATAAGTTTCTTCAAATTTAGTTTTCGCTGCTTCAAAATTAGCTTTAGCTTTAGTTTCAACTTCTTCTCTTACTGCTTCTTTAGTTGCAGTAATAGCTTCAGTTAAAGATAATTCTAATGCTTCTTTTACTTCGTCTGTCAAAACATTATTTTCTAATAATGGTTTCAAGATTTCTGTCATCATAGTTGAACTCCTCTTCAAGCTTTTTCTTTTATTTATTTTTATTTATTACAGAAATCAAAAAGTTCTGAATTTCGTGTTGTAAATATTTTTGTGCCGCTTCATCTTCAATAACAGCTTCACTCAATGTAACAATTTTTGGGTCATTATAAATAGCATTTAATGATTCTTGTAAGCTAGTTGGAAAAGCATCCGGAGCACTCGGAGTTGCTACAATATCAACAGTAATTAAATTGAATGATTCAACTAATGTAATATTATCTTGATGTTTAGTTGAACCTGAACCTCTTGATGAAACACCTAATTTAATTCCTTCTTTTAATAAAGCCTTAACAATTTCACCTTTTGGTGTATCCAATATCTTAGCTCTACCAATTACATCATTTCCAGACCATTTAAAACTTTCAATAACATGGGATACATTATTTAAGTTTACAGTTAATGTTTCTGGGTGTTCTAATTCACCTAATACAGTATAACCTTTAGCTATTTTATCGTTTATTTTTGTAACTGCTTCAGTAAGTACAGATTTAGGATAAATTCTACCATTTCCATTCTTAGCTTCTGATTGCATAAAAATACCTTCTAAATACCAATGTTTACCATCAGTTCTAGATTCTTGTAATTTTGCTTCGTTTGGAGTTAATTGTTCTGTTAATAATTCACTCATAATTAATCCTCCGTGCCTTTAGTTGATTCTATTTCTTTCTCTTGTTTATTTGGATTTTTATAACTATCACCAAATACTTCTTCATTCGATAGATACTTTTTACCAGCCATATATTCTGCTAAAGATGCTTTAAGTGCATCTCTAGCTTGAGTGAAATCCTCACCAGAAATAGCATCAATCATGTTTCTAATGTTTGACATATTAACTCTCCTTTTTTCAATTTTTTTAAAAAAATTGTTTTCAATAGTATTTATTACTATTAATAGTTTTTTAGTGGTTTTTTCTGAACGGAGCTATATTAACTCATATATTTTAAAGTGATTTGTAATAAAATAGAGGGTGAACAGTCAGAGAGAAGAACTCTCTCTGAGATTTTTAGTTATTATTAAGCTTGAGCGAAATGATTAGATGTAGTAGCGTTTGAGTTATCAGTACTATCATCAACAGCAACACCATAAGTAAAGTCTGGCATCCATGTTGTAAAGTTAGAATATCTAATACCTAAACTTACTGATGATAATCCAGCATCATCAGAATAATCTAATGTACCATAATCACAAGTCATTACTACACATTTATGGTAATACCAAGCCATTAATGCTGTACCATCTCCTGCCAATTCTTCTGCAGTCATATTAAAGAAATATGCAGCACCAGATTTAGCGTGAAAATTATTATCAAAGTTAGCTTGTTTCTGTAATTGAGTTTGAGTAGCTCTTGATACTGCACCATCTAATGAATCATCAAGTTCAACAGTTGCTTGATCTTGAGTTTTTCTACCTGCAAAGTAAACTTTAGAGTTTAACTTTGGAACTTCTACTTCTGCAAATGTTATATTTGGTTTAGTAACTGTTTTAACGTGATGTCCGACTGCTCTGAATACTCCAAATTTAAGTCTAAATCTGTGCAATAATTTTGCTTCAACATCTTCTGCGTTGTGTTTACCATCTCCACCTGTATTAAATGCAGGTGAACCAAATCCATCTCCACCATCTGCAACTGAATCAGCAAATGCATCTGCTGCTGTTGGGTTTCCTGTTACCAATGTTGTATCTTTTCCATTATACCATGCCATAATTCTATCTCCTTATTAGGGTTTTATTGTTTTCTTTTAATTATTTATATAGAAATTTTATTTTATAGGATTAACAGAATTAATTATTATTTTCTAACTACCACCTGTTAATTGAT